CTCACATAATTGAGTGGTATAACATTTTGGATAATAAGGAGTATAAGAGAATAGTAATAGCGGCACCACGAAATTCTGCTAAAAGCACTTGTTTTTCAGTAAATTTTCCTCTTAACGAAATTGTGAGAAATTGTAATGTAAGGATTTTGATAGTTTCGAATACATTAGAACAGGCTCAACTATTTTTGAGAGAGATAAAGGGAAGGCTTGAGAGGGATGAAAGATTTAGAGAATACGCTGGTGATTTGGTACCAAAGTATCCAGAAAAATGGACAGATAGAGAAATTATAGTGAATAGGACTAATTTAGATTTAAAAGATGCTACGATATCCACAGTTGGAATGGGTGGTTCTATCTTAACAAGAAGGGCAGATATCATAATTTGCGATGATATTTTAAACCAAGAAAATACTAGGACCCCAGAACAAAGGGCAAAAGTAAGGAGTTGGTTTTATGAAGTTTTGCTTCCAGTTTTAGACCCAGGTGGCAGGTTGATAGTTATAGGGACCATTTGGCATCCTAATGATTTACTTTCTGAACTTCTAGAAGACCCTACTTTTGATTTCAAGAAAAAGTATAAGGCAATAATTTCGGACGCCCAAAGACAAGATTTATGGGAACAATGGGCTCAGATATATGCTAAAGACAAAAAGGAGGCTAAAAAATTTTTAGAAGAACACAGAAAAGAAATGTACGAAGGAGTGAAAGTTTTATGGGAAGAAAGGCTCCCTTATGAGTTTCTCTACCTTCTAATGTTGCCTTTCAGAAAATGTATCAAAGCGAAATAGTTTCTTCAGAAACAAGCAAATTCAAGGAAGAATGGATTGAAAGAGCAAAAGAGATGGGCAAAAATTATAGATTGGTAAGGTCATTGCCAGAAGGTTCTAATTTCAAACTTATTACGCAAGGAGTTGATTTAGCTGTAAGTCAAAAAGAATCAGCAGATGATACCGTTATACTTACTTTAGCAAAATTACCAGATGATAGATTGATTATTTTAAACATAGAAAGAGGCAAATTTACACCAGCAGAAACAAGGTCGTTAATTAAAGAGCAATACGCAAATTTTAAACCCGTAGAGATAAGAGTTGAAAATGTGGCTTATCAGGAAGCAATGAGAAAAGATTTAGCAGATATGAATCTGCCAGTGAGAGGACATAAAACTGGCTCAGAAAAATGGAGTGAAATTGGAATAGATAGCATAGCTGTTTTAATGGAAAATGAAAGGCTTATTCTTCCTTATGATAAGAGTGACCCTAGAACTATTGCTTTGATAGACCAATTGTGTGATGAAATGAGAAGATATCCTTCTGGACATACAGGAGATAGTTTAATGGCTTTGTGGTTTGCTTATAGTGCGATGAGGGATATAAGTTTTGGGAAGGGATTTTTGACATATATTAAAGAAGTAGAAAGAAAACTCAAGGAAAAAGAAGAGAAACAACAAATGGATGTTCAAGATTGGTACGAATTGTATAGAAGACAATATGGGCTCGGTATTTAGTGGTTTAAAATTTTCGTTATAATAAAAAGATGGTAGAAATAATAATTTGGTTACTTTGTGGAGGGTTATGTTATTTTATAGCCAAGCAAAATAAAAGAAATGAATATGTAGCTTTAGTAATGGGAATTCTTTTCGGAGTTTTAGCGGTTGGTTATTATTTAATAGCAGGAGAGCCCAAAATTAAATGTCCGTATTGCAAAGAGAGAATTAAACAAGATGCGACAATTTGTCCTCATTGTCAGAAAGAATTAAACTTGATTCAAAAATAAAATGGTTTATACATATGTAGTGGTAGCATCAGGTACAGGGCCCGTTACAGTAGATACTTACGCTTGGAAGCCTCCTGAAAGGTCTATATTTACTCCTGCGGAAGATGAAAATTTAATAATCAACGAATGACCCTAGAAGAGCTTTTTAAAGAATACGATAGAGATTATTTTGAAGGAGGTGGAGTGAAATCTGGGTATGTAAGCTATAGGGAGGCTAGAGGAATAGTGAGAGAGTTGTTTAGTATAATTTATAACAAGTTTAAGTGGGATATAAAAACTGCCTTAGACATAGGCTGTGCATATGGATTTTCGGTTGCTTACTTGCTAGAACAAGGAATAGATGCTTACGGATGTGAGCCTCCTACTTATGCTTTGGAGGAGGCAAAAAAATACAGTTGGGGGAATAGAGTTTTAGAAAGTTATTTACCCGAATTAAAAGATATAAAAAGAACATTTGATTTAGTAACCGCAACGGAGGTTTTAGAACATATACCAGAACAATACGCCCAGAAATCAATTAAAAGGATATTTGAAGTTTGTGATAAATATATTGTTTTGCTTATAGCAATGGAAAATGTAGCAGATATAAATCACGAAAAAATTGGTGATGTAACTCACGTGAATGTAAAACCAAAAGAATGGTGGGAAAACCTTTTTAAAGAATTGGGGGTAGATAAATTTAGAAGACAAGATATAGAGCAGGAATTTTCTAATCATCCTACTTCTAAAAGAATGTATTGGTCAGGTCGGTTTTTTGTTTTCGAAATCAACCAGAATGAACGACAAAAAAATAAAGGTATTAGTTTGGGCCGATAGCCCAACAGTAGCAACAGGGTTTGCTCAGGTGGCAAGAAATATTGTGAGGGTTCTTTACGATACTGGAAAATATGAATTTGATTGGGTAGGAATAAATTTCGATGGGAGCTATTATGATAGAGAAGAATTTCCGTATAAGATATATCCAGCAGTAAGACCTTTGAGTTTAGATTCTAAATACCACGATTTGTATGGGAGATATGTTTTGCTAGATATGTTATCTCAAGGGAATTATGATTTGCTTTTCACTATTCAAGATACTTTTATTATGAAAACCATAGGACCAGTGATAAATGAAATAAAGGAAAAAACGGGTAAAAAGTTTAAATGGATTTATTACTTTCCTATAGATGCCTTGCCAGAGAAAGAGTGGATTGATAACTCTGTATTACTTGCCGATTATCCAGTGGCCTATACCTATTTTGCTAAAAATCAGTGTTTGAACCTTTATTGGGATGAAAAAGAAAAGCTCGAAAAGTTAAAAAATATGGAAGTGATTTATCACGGAATAAACCCTAAAGATTTTCACCCCTTAGAAATGACTAAAGAAGAAAGAGAAGAATGGAGGAAAAAGCTATTCGGAGAAAGAAATTGGAAGAAATTTGTATTTATGAACATAAACAGAAATCAACCAAGGAAAGATATGTTTAGAAGCCTTCTGGGAGCAAAACTCCTTTTAGAAAAAAGAAGAAAGCAAGGGAAAGATGATGTTTATTTTTATTTTCACTGCGCTGTAAAAGATGTGTCTGGGCTAGATTTAATCCAAATGTCAAGGCAGATTGGGCTGGTAGAGGGTAAAGACTGGGCTTATCCTAATCCTAGAATTTTTACGGTTGCTTATGGTTTTAGTTTGGAAATTGTAAATAGAATCTATAATTGTGTAGATTGTGTTTTTTCAACTACCCTTGGAGAAGGATTTGGGTTTTCCGTCATAGAAGGAATGGCAACAAAAAAACCAGTATTGATGCCTGCTAATACTTCTTTGATAGAAATAATCGGAGAAAATGAAGAAAGGGGGTGGTTTGTAAAAAGTGGGACCAGTATCCAAGATTGGGTAGTTCAGCCTAATGATAATAGCCGAGTTAGGCCTCTAGTAGATGTTTATGATTTAGTTCAAAAAATGGAATATATTATGGAACACCCAGAAGAGGTTAAAGAAAAAGTGGAGAAAGCTTATGAATGGGTTAAAAAATTATATTGGAATGGAGAAGAGGTGGGGGGTAGATGGAAAAAGATATTTGAAAGGGCTTATTTTGAGTTGGAAACCGAAAGAAGAGTGGGTAAAGTTGATTGGAAATCTCTTGGAAGAAACGATATCTGTCCTTTATGTAAAACAAAGATAAAGAAATGCGAACATTCAAATTTGGTAAAATGATAGTATAATGGAGAGAACAAAAAATAAAATATGTCCAGTTTGCGGAAAAGAATTTGAATATAAATTGACGGTGTTTTATGTTGGAAATGGGGTGCGAACTTGCAAGCACGATGATGTACCTGAGGCCATGCTATATTTTACGAAGAGTGAAAAAAAATTAGCAGAAAAAGTTTATAAAGAAGGGGTCTGATGGTATAACAAGGATATGTGAACCAGAAAGGGATAAAAGGGGACGAATTATAGAAAGAAAAAAGAAATTTTTATGATTAAGTCGGAAGAAGTAAAATAATCAAAAAATGGCATTTTACGACAAATTGGTTCAAAAAATTTTTAACCCAATAATCCAACCTTTTTTAAAGAATATCGAAGAGAAAGATAAAATAATAAAGGTGCAACAAGAAAAACTTGAATTACTAGAAAAATCTGTAGGAAATAATGTACCTATTCATTTTGGTACTCCTTGGGGAACTGAGTATAAAACTTCTGCTCAGGATTTGTATAAATGGAAGAAAGTAGTAGATTTTAATGTTTTGAGGGCTTTTTCTGAAAGATATGATGTGGCAAGAGCTTGTATTAACAGAAGAAAAAGACAAGTAGAGGGAGTAGATTGGGAAATAATGCCTAAAAATCCAACAGAAGACCCAAGAAAATACGAAGCAGATATAAAAAGATTGAAAGAATTTTTTGATATGCCCTCTGGTAAATATTCAAGGTTTAGAGATTTTGTCGCAAAAATAGTAGAAGATTTATTAGTTTTAGATGCCGCAGCTATTTGGAAAGATAAAGAAAACGGTGAGCTTAAAAGATTAATAGTAGTAGATGCTGCTACAATAAAACTTCGTGTTTATCCAGATGGTTCTACTCCAGAGCCCCCAGATATTGCTTATGAACAATGGATTCAAGGTATTAAAGTTGCAGAATTTACTACGAATGAAATGGCTTATCTAATGTTAAATCCTCGTTCTAATTCTCCTTATGGTCTTTCTCCTCTAGAAGCCTTAATTTTGGGAGTTGATGCTGCCTTAAAATCTCAGCTTTACAATTTGAGTATTTTAACAGAAGGAAATATCCCAGAAGGATTTTTCACGCTTCCAGAATCTTGGACACCAGACCAAATAAGAGAATTTCAACAATATTTTGATAGTTTAGTTGCTGGGAATTTTAAATATCAATCAAGAATTAAATTTATGCCAGGAGGCAAGGGTGTTGGATATATTCCTCTCAAAAAACCAGAAGATATGAGATTTTTAGAATATGAAAAATGGTTGCTTTTGAAAACTTGTTCCCTTTTTGATGTCCCTCCAGAAGAGATAGGTTTTACAGAAGAAATGAGTAGAGCAACAGCACAAGTTCAAACGGAAATAGCAACGAAAGTTGGCTTAAAACCAATTCTGCTTAGGTTGAAAGAATTTTTTGATGATATAATTCAAATAGATTTTGGATGCCCACATTTACATTTTGTTTGGTATGGATTAGACAAGAAAGAAGAATTAAGAGATGCTCAAATTGTAGAAAGATTAGCACCATTAGGATTTATCTCAGTGGATGAATGGAGAATAGAAAATGGTTTGCCCCCTATAGGATTGAAGCATTATATAATGGCTGGAGGGCAACCAATTTTAGTTGAGGATTTATTGAACAGTAGAAATAATCAACAAAAAGAGGAAACGAAAGAAATTGATACGGAAGAATTAGAAGAACAGCAAGAAACTAATTCAGAAAAGATTATAGAAGAACTAAGAAAATGGGAAAAAAAGTGTATTAACTCTTTGAAAAAAGGGAAAAAGTTTAAACCTTTTTACGCTAAATACATTCCAGAGGATGTAAAAAAACTTATAGAAGTTCAGCTTCTTTTTGCTAAAACTAAGGAGGATGTAAAAAAGATATTTAGAAAGCAGATAGAATTGGAAAGGCAAAATTATATTATTGAAAAAGCGGTTCAGTTAAAAAGAGATATAGAAAATGTCCTCTCAAATAGAGAAGATAATTAAAATTGAAGAAGCTATAGATAGGTTTTTGAAGGAAGCCAGAATCAATCCGACTTTATGGGAAGTGGAAAGAAGCGAAATATATAGGCAGGCAAGAAATGAATTTGAAAGAGCTTTTTTAATGCAAACCATCATAGTATTAAATAAAGAATTACTAGAAGAATTAGACAGAAAAATACAAATTGATGAGAACACTATTTGGAATGAAAAATTAGAACAAACAATAGAAGAAATAATAGAGAAACACTTTAAATCTTTGAGAGAATTTATAGATTTGTCATTAATAAGAACTTTTTTTCTTTTTCTAGCAAACAAAGGTGGACAATCGTTTATAGATAAAGTAAGGAGAAAAGTGATAAGAAAGGCCGCCTTTACTGGTATTGATTTTGAATTGAAAGATACTGTTATGATAAATTACTTAATGAACGACGTAGATTTTCTTTTGAAAGATTTAGATTTGACTACAAAAAACTGGTTGAAGCGACAATTTATAGAAGGGAAAAAGAAAAGATTAAGCTCTTTCGAAATAGCAGAAAAAATCAGGGAGAAGATTCCAGAGACTTATAGCCATAGAGCAGAGGCTATAGTGCAAACTGAAACAGAAAATATAGTTAATAATTTTGAATTTGAAACAGCAAAAAGAAATGGGGCTACCGCAAAAAGATGGGTTACCGCTGGATTAAATATTTGCCCTTTGTGTTTAGAAAATGAAAAAGAGGGTTGGATTGGGATAGATGCTTTATTTAAAAGCAAACACCTAAAGCCACCAGCGCATGTTAATTGTAAATGCTTGCTTGAATATCAAATACCACCTTATATTGAAGATGTAATAACAGAAACTGGTGGAATATGGACTGGAGGAGAAGATACCACTTCTCAACCATTAGAAGATGAAAAAATAATTAAAGATAGAGAAAAATTTGTTAAAGATTTATTTGGAGTTAAAAATCTTGAACAAGTTCCAGATGAACTTATTAGTGATACAATAGAAGAATATATAAGATATGACTGGTTTAGGGAATCAGAATACTTCTTTAATGAGATAGGTAGAGGTTGGTTTGTGGGAGAAAGACAAGAAGCGAAAAAGAAAATAGCAGATTATTTAAAAAGAAACCCTAAATTAAGACTGTCACAGTTGTCTGACCTTCAAAGGCATACACATTATAAAGGTATTCCTTTGAAAGAATTTTTAAATAAAGAAATTACAGTTTACAGAGGAGTTGGTGAAGAATATAATTTAAAAGAAGCAATGAAAAAACCATTTGAATCGTTTACCTTAGATAGAAAAGAGGCAGAAAGTTGGGCTATTGATTATGCTAAAGGAATTGGAGAAAAAGCTTCAGTGATTGAAGCCAAGGTTAAAGTAATAGACATTTTAGGGTTTGAAAATATGATGAACGAAAAAGAAGTTTTGATAGAAGTAAGCAAATTAAAAGATATTAAAATTAAGACATTTATAGTAAAACCTTAAAAAATGAATATGAAAAGTTTTGACGAATATCTACACAGAAAAAATAAAAAATTAGATAGAAAAAAGATAAGAGAAATTATAAAAGAGAGGATGCTTCTTATACTAGAAAATTTAAAACAAGGATTTAGAAATGGCAGAGAAAGGGGCGAAATTAAAACTAAAACATAAATGCCGTTACCTATACCAAGAAAAGACGAAGAAAAAAATGATTTTATTTCAAGATGTATGGAGGACGATGTAATGAGGGAAGAATTTAAAGATTTAAATCAAAGACTAGCAGTTTGTTATTCTCAGTGGAATAGATATCGGGAGAGTAAGGTTTTCAAATGGGAGAAGTTTTATAAAATTTTGAGAAAAGCCAGCAATTTTGCTAAAATAAGAGTTGAAGAAGGAGATAAATACTGGAGAGTAAGAGTTAAAGACCCCGAGTATTTTGATGAAAAAAGTTTTAAAATAATAGATATTAGTAAAGACGGGAAAATTCGTGCTATAATAGGGTGTAAGAAGGGAAAATTTAAAAATGGTATATGCCAAATAGGAACAGAAGTTCAATCCTATTTGTTTGCTAAGGATGCCTTTACGGCAGAAGAGGCAAAAAAATGGGTCGAAGAACATATATAAATTTATAGAAAAATGAGAAGGGATGTAAAATTCTTCATTCCCTTTACCAAAATAGATGAAGACGAAAGGATAGTTGGTGGATATGCTTCAACCGAAGCAGAAGATAGCCAAGGAGAAATTGTAGAATTAAAGGCCATTAAAGAGGCCTGGGCTGATTATTGGAAATGGGCTAATATCAGAGAAATGCACCAACTTTCTGCTGTAGGGGTTGGGAAGGAATATATTTTTGATAACAAAGGAGTGTGGATAACGGCAAAAATAGTAGATGACGATGCCTGGAAAAAAGTAAAAGAGGGAGTTTATAAGGGATTTTCAATAGGCGGGAAAATTTTAGAAAAGGTAGGAAAGGTTATTAAAAAATTGGTTATAGATGAAATAAGTATAGTAGATAGGCCTGCAAATCCAGAGTGTGTTTTTACTCTAATAAAAAGAGACCTTTCTCCTTCTAAAAAGGTCGAAATTATTAAGAAAATCATTATCCCGCAAATGAAAACAATAGAGGCAGAGTTTGACAAAAAAATAGAGGCAATGTATAATAATAGTGAAAGAGTCGGTAATTTAGAAAAATTAAATAAAATGCTACAAGATACCCGTGTTTTAAAAATGGAAGAAACAGAAGAAAAAACAGAAGAAATGAAGGAAGAACAAGTAGAGCAGGAGAATGAACAATACGAAGAAGAGTTAGAAGAATCTTTAAGGGAGTTTGTTACTAATTTAACAGAATTGATTAAGCTTTATGAAACAAAGAATGTTGATGAAAATAAGATAGAGAAGCTAAGAAGTGCCTTAAAACTACTTGAAAGTGTTTTAAACGGCGAAGAAAATGGTGAGAATGAAGAAAATGAAGTAAATGAGGAAAATGGAGAAAGAGAAGAGGTTGAGGAAGTTCAAAAAATTCTAAAAGCGGAACTAGGCTCATTGGTTGAAAAAGTAACATCTGCTCTCGCTAAAGTAGAGAGCAAAATTAGCTCTCTAGAAGAGCGAGTGGCAAAAATAGAAAGACAACCATTAAGAAAGAATGAGCCTAGGGCATCATATTTAGTAGATAAAGCATTAGGAGTTGTTGGTTCTACAGATGATGAAGTTAAAGATCCACAAACAATAAAAAACGAAATTAGTAAAATCGAGAAAGAAATTGAGAAAGTTTATGATGAAGCAAAAACCTTAATCACTAATCCAAATCCAGAAAAAGAAATGAAAATTGAAAAAAGATTGAGAGAATTAGAAAAAGAGCTTATCGAGAAAAAACTCCAGCTTAGAAAAGCAGTTTATGGAATTTAAAATAGGTCGAAATACTTAAAATAAAGGTCGAAAATAAGAATTTTCTTATTAATCAATGGAAAGCTATAGAAAAATTGTAGACCCAGAAGTCATTAAAGCATTACTTAGCCAAGAACAAACCCTTGCTGCTGTTGCCGAAGCCATTAAAAAGGCTGCGGTTACAGTAGATACTTATACTTTTTCTCCTTCTACAAGAAGCATCTTTGTTGCGGAAAATCTAGACCCTGTTGTTAAGTTAATTGTTCCTACAGCCACTCCAATTCGAAGTCTTTTGCCAAGAAGAACTGGTTCAGGCCAAGCTACAGCTTGGAAGGTATTAACTTCTAAATTAGACCCATCTGGTACTGGACAAAGCATTGCTTTTAGAGATGGTGGTACTCCTAACGAAACAACCCACACTTTTGAGGTAAAAACTGCTGCTTACAAACTCTTAGGTAGAAAGGTTTCTGTTGGTTTAATGCACATTGCTGCTTCAAAAGACCACTTACCAGTAGAAGAAGAACTCGTTAGGATTAAAACACTTGAAGTAATGTTAGGTGAAGAATACCTCATAATTAATGGAGACTCTGAGGCAAATCCTGATGAGTTCGATGGTCTATTAAAACAAATTGTTACCCACTCTGGAACTGTTGAAGATGGACTATTAACAGCTAGTAAAATAGCAGAATTTGACGAGGAAATATTTAATGATGGTGGAGGTGCAACTCACCTTTTCTTGAACGCAAGGCAATCAAGAGCATTAGCCGATGAACTTCAAGGTACTGGCTCAATTCAAAGAATAATTGTTTCAGACCAATCAGCTGCTGTTGCTAATTTAAGAGTTGCCGCTTTAGTTTCTCCTGTAACTGGAAAAACAATTCAACTAGTAACATCAAGATATATGGGTCAATGGGCTGTTCTTGGACAAATTAAAACAGATGCTGGGGAAAATTGTGTAGAAATGGAAGACTTGATTCCATTAATTAAGCTTGATGTTCCTTCAACCTCCTTCTCCAAAGATAGTTTTGTTGTTGAAGCAACTGTACTTAAGGTAATTTACGAACCTTGGTTCTATAAGATTGGAGGACTACAAGTCTAGTTTTTAAAAGCATAGGGGGGGAAATCCCCCCTATGCTTTTATGTTTAATAGTACTAAAAATTTTTTATAAACAGACAGATTTAAAATTGCCTAGAAAATGAGCGAAGTAAATTACATTAGAGTAGAAGAATTTAAAGAATGGAATCCAGAAATTGATTTCAGTTCTTACACAGATATTACTTTATCGGGAATGATTAGCCGTGCTTCAAGATGGGTTGATGATTATTTAGGTTATTCTCCTATAGCAGAAGATGTAGAAGGGGAAGTTACAGATGCACTAGTTAATACTGATAATGACCTTCTTATTTTCCCTAAAAAAATACCCTTGATAAGACTAGATAGAGTTGTAATTTTATTAGGAAATACTGAAACAGAAATAAATCTAATTGATAGCAATGGAAACGAAATTTACAACATACCAGAGCCTAGAAATTATGCTTTAATTCCTTTTTTGTATTTACAGTTGTTAGGGAAAGCTATGTTTAGAGTGCCATCAATCCTCAGGCAAAGGCAATTTTTTGTGAAAATTGATTATAGAGGAGGATATGAAGAATTGCCGCTTTCTATTAAAGATGCTACAAATTTAGTTGCTAAAGATATTTTTATGAGGCAGTCAAATCCTATGTATTTGACAAGCGTTTCTCAGGGTGGAATTTCTATGAGTTTTCAAGCAGGAGAAACTTATTTATTACAAAGAGCAAAAGAATTATTAGAGCCTTATGTAAGAAGATATTAAAATGACTTGGATAATTTATACGGAAAAAGTTAATGTAAAAAAATTACAACCAGATGCAGAAGACAGTGATAAAGAAGGATATGTTTTGCTTCAATCTGGAGTGTTAATTAATATTCAACCAGCTGGCCCAGAATATAGCTTAGTAACTCCAGCTGGAGAAATGGTAAAAACTTACAGAGGATTTACGACTTTTGATGGAATTAAAATTGGTATGATTATAGAGAGAGAAAATGGTAAAAGGCTGAAAGTTGTTGGAGTAGAAGAATGGAATGGGCCCTTAGGGAAACATTTAAATTTAACATTAGCCGAAGAAGTAGATTAAAAAAATTAAATGGCAGACTCAGTAGCAGAATTGAAAATTAAAGGATTAGACAAGTTAATAAAGAAATTCGATAGCTTGAGTAATATTACAGTCAAAAAACAATTAGAGAGAACAATGTTGAGAACGACAGAAATGGTAAAATATAGAGCAAGAGAATTAGTCCCAGTAGATACTGGAGCATTAAGAAGATCAATTAGAAACATAGTCCAGGCAAGCGATAAAGAAATTATAGGTAGAATAGGACCAACAGAACCCTACGGAGCATCAGTTGAATTTGGAACAAAGCCCCACTTTCCTCCAGTAAGAGCATTAGAAAGATGGGCTAAAAAGAGAGGTTTAAATCCTTACGTTGTAGCAAGAAGTATAGCAAAAAAAGGAACAATAGCACACCCCTATTTGATACCCGCTTTTAAAGAGCTTAGAAGGAGGATAATAGAAGAATTTAAAAGAACCATAGATTATTTGTTAAAGTTGTAAAAAAGGACTGGTAAAATTAATTAATAGAATGGAAATTTCCCAAAACAAAATAAAAAAAATAGAAAAAGTTTTGAAAGAAAACCGAATAGACTTAAAAGAACTTTTTGATTTATTTGCTAAAAATCCAGATTACTATGTTAATGTTAGATTGACAGATGGTAGAATGTGGTATAAAGCCTTGTCTGAAATAATTGCTGGACTAGGGATTCGTCCTATTAAAGTGTGGAAGGAAGTTAAACATATTCTTCATCTTAATAGTTTAGGTCCAGGTCAAAGTTCAAGCTTGGAAGATTGTGATACTCTGGATTTGAAAAATGTTAATTCATTATCCATTACTTGTAGATGTACCTATAATTCAGATGCTACTAAACAGCTGAAAGTTCATTTGAAATCTGGAGTTAATGAGGAAAATTTTGATACTGTTGATTATGCTTTTTTTGAAATAGATTTAGAGCCTGGTGCTGAAGTTCAAAAAACCGTTGCTGTAACTCCAGATATTCTTTATTTGAAAGTACAGGTTGAGAATCAAGATACAGAA